TCTTAGAGTAATGGATTGTGTGGAAAAACTATATAATTCCTGGGAAAGTATGGGATCGGATATGTCTGGGTATGACTATAATGAAATGATGTTTGCTGCTATGCATCATGATTTAGGGAAATGTGGGTTTCCAGGCCGTGGGAGAGAAGTATACCAAGTTGAAACATCAGATTGGCATAGAAAAAATATGGGAAGGATGTATAAGCATAATGAAAATATTCCTTTTAGTATGGTACCAGATCTTTCAATATATTTACTTCAAAAATATCAAGTTCAAATGTCGTGGAATGAATTTCTAGCTATTAGAATACATGATGGTATATATGATGATGCTAATAAACCATATTTTATTGCAAGGTCAGCACAAGCTAAATTAAAAACTAATTTACCATTATTATTACATCATGCAGATCATATGGCTTCTCAAATAGAATATGAAAGATGGAGAAGCTTTAAAAATAATTCCCCAAAGCTAGTTTCGCCAAAAGCAAAAGCTACTAAAAAAAATGCTTTAAAGAATCTAGCAGAACAAAATCCTGAAATTGATAAATCTATTGTAGATATTTTTAGTGATTTTAAAGAAGATAAAAATTAATTATGAATTCATTATTAATATTGTGTATTGTGTTATTGTCAGGCACTGTAGCATATTTTATATATAGAGCATATATTTTAGCTGGTGTATTTTCTGATTTAGAAGAATATACAAAAGAATTAGAAGACATGACTCAATATATGTATACACAAATAAGCAAGACTCATAAAGAAATGAAACAAATTGACAGATTAGGAGCTTTTGAAAAAGATGATGAAGCTGGCACTACGTTTGCAATGTTAAAAGATGTTATTGATAATTTAGAAGAAGAATTTAATGGGAAGAAAAAAGAAAAAGTCAAATAGATATTGGACTACGGTTACCGAAGGATCAATATCTGCGTATAATAGATCATATGAAAATCGTGTTCTTAAGGAAAAAATATATAGAAGATTTATATTTCCTGCATTTATGAAATTATCTGAAAATTTAATTAATAAAATGAAATGTGAATATATAGATTCATCTTTTAAAGACTTACAAACAGATTTAGTTACCTATCTAACAATTAGACTAGATAAATTTAATCCAGATGCTGGAAGAGCTTATTCATATTATACTCGTACATCGTTTAATTATTTAATTGCTGAAAATCAAAAAGGTTATGCAAAACTAAAAAAAGAATCAGAACCAATAAATATTGATGAGCAACGAAACGTCATGACTGAAATGCATAATGCTGAAATGGCAGAAACATTAAAATATTTTATGGACGCATATGTTGAACATTGTTATAGTAATATAAATTCTATATTTACAAGTCAAACTGATATACATGTAGCTGATTCTATATTACATATTTTTGAAGAACGTGAAAATATCGAGCAATTTAATAAAAAAGCTTTATATGTATTTATACGAGAGCGCACTGGGTTAGAAACAAACAATATTACAAAGGTAATAAAAGTTTTAAAACAAATATATTCAACAAAATTTTTAGAATATGAACAAACTGAGTTTGTGAATTTACCCTTCTAATATTTATATTAAAAGGAGTCCATAATATGGATGTCAATGATCATTTATTTAAAGGTAAAAGTTTTTCTGATTTAATGTCAGATGTCTATCACAACTCTAAAAAGAAAGATAGACAAATTAATCAACTAATATCTCAATTACAACCACTAATTCGTACAGCATCGGATGCTACTATTATAGTACCATTAATTAAAGAATATTTAGATGTAGCTGTTAAAAATGATGATCATCTAGTAAAATTAACAGCAATCGTACAGAGATACATATCAACTCAACAAACTATAACCGGAGAAAATTCTTTATTAAGTGAGGATGAAAAGAGTCAATTATTAAAAATTGCTGAATCTGAGTTTGAAGAAGAATTAACAGATGAAATTGATAAAATCCAAAGTGAAGATACAGAATTACAAGAAAAAATTAACAATGTAAAAGAATCGTTGGAGAAAAACAATGAGAGTTAATTTTTTATTAGCAGAAGTGTTAGAAAATACAATAACTGACACTTATAAGTATAATGAAGAAGATGCCAATAGTAATATATCTACTGTATTAGTTCGAACATATGACGAAGACAAAGTCCAAGAATTAATTTGTAAGCCGGCAAATGCTCGAAACAATGAAATACCGTTAGTTGGAGAGCATGTATTAATATTTCAAGGAACTAATGATTTTAGTACCGCCGATAGATTTCGAAGACAATGGTATTACTTTCCAGCATATAATATACAATCAAACATAAATCATAATGCATTACCAGGTATAGCAGAAATTCAAACTTCAAATGTTAATGCAACCGGTACCCAAAATGAGTTAGGAAAATCTTTTAAAGAAAAATCAATATCTAAATTACAATATTTTGAAGGAGATTCAATTCTCGAAGGTCGGTTTGGTAATAGTATTAGATTAGGAAGTACTGTTAATAATGGAAATTATACATTAAAACCTACTTGGTCTAGTACTATAGACGGAGATCCTATAATAATAATATCTAATAAGCATTTAGATAAAGATACTAACGAATTTACTATAGAATCATTTAAAAATGATTCATCTGCATTTTATTTAACATCAATGCAACAGTTAACTGATTTAACATTACATCAACAACCTACTAAATCTGAAAGTGTTTCTAAATTTAAAGGCTCACAATTAGTTGGAGATGCAAATAGAATAATTTTACGAGCTAAGACCGATTCTATTATATTAGATAGTCCTAATAGAATAACATTAGGAGCTCCCGAATTACGAATTGGTAAAGAAAATGCTGAGCATCCATTAGTAAAAGGAGATATTTTAAGAATGATATTAAATGATTTAATTGCAGTACTTAATGCAGGTTTTATAGGCCCTGCAGGAATGGTTTCAGTTCCAATACAACAAAGTAAATTAATAAAATTATTAAACAAAATTGGTAAGTTAAATAGTATAAATCACTATTTTGATAAATAAGAAAGAAGAAAGTTATGTCAATTTCAGCCCCATTAGACAGAATACCAGCATTACCATCAATAGCAACTGGTTTATTAATAGATCAAATAAATAAAGCAATAGAAAAAATACAAAAAGCTATAGAAGATACAATTTCTGAAGGAGCAAAACTTCCAGATAGTGTTGATTGTGATGATCCTAGGATTCAAAGTTTATTAGCTAGAATTAAACAAATACAAAAAATGGTTGCAGCAATATTAAAAATATTACCAATAATTAATAAAATTGTTAAATTATTAAAAACATTATTAGGAATAGCAAATGCTATTAAAGTTTCTATATTTTTTACCCCAATAGTAGGCCAAGCTGCTTTATTGTCCGAATTAGTAGCAGTTCAAAATATGCTTCTAGCAAATGCAGGAACAGCTGTTAAACAATTATCAACTATTCCAACATCAGTAAATATATCGTTACAGTCTACTTTAGCTAATTTAGCAAATGTTGCAATAAATTTAAGTTCTAGATGTGGAGATCAAGTAAATGGGGATAGTGGAGATTTAATTACTAACCAAGATTTGCAAAACGCTATTAATGACCATGACTTTTCTGATAGTATTCCAGAAAAACCGCCAAAGGGAGAATGGAAACTTATTGACGATACAGGTGATGGCGATCCTATCGATCCTAAGCCTGGGGTACCGCCATCTCCTAGAAGTCCGTATACTGATGGAAATGGAAATGTATGGATTTGGAACGGAGAAATTGATCCTAGTAGCGGAGTTGGTTGGGGTACACAAAAAAGTAGAACAGATGATGCTGAGTTTGGAAGTGAATTTTATACAGAAATAAATGTTGGTATGGATGATATGTTAAGTAGAATTGATTCAATTCAAGAAATAGTTGATTCGCAGCAAGATTTATTAACATCATTACAAGAAGCTCCTGCTCAATCATATAGTGGCAAAGGCAGCCCAAAAGCTGATTTAGGTAAGTCTGGAGATTATTATATTGATAAAAAAACAAATGCAATATATGGACCTAAAAATAATAATGGCTGGCCAGACGCCGTAAAGTATTAAAGTTAATATTTATAAAAAAGAAGAATCATTATGGAACAAAAAAAATTTATACAAGTTTTAAGAAAAATAGTAAAAGAAGAAGTTAGATCTGTTATTAAAGAAGAGTTAACTGAGATTTTACACGAAGGGTTACAATCAACCGTAAATGAATTAACAAATAAACAGCCAATAACTAAGAAACCAGCTGTAGTTAAAAAACATGGGATGTTTAAAGAAAATAAATTTGCAAGTATTTTAAATGAAACTGAAGTAACGAGAGAAACAACATCAAGTTCAAAGTATGCTGATTTAATGAACGAAGATATTATAATGGATTCTAGTAATGCAAGAAATTTTGGAATGCAGAGAACATTGCAGAGTGTAAATACTCCTAGTATTCAAGATGCTGAAACTGGACAAAGTATAGTTGTAGAAGATAAAGCAGTAGCAAATGCTATGACACGTGATTATAGTGCTTTAATGAAAGCAATAGATAAAAAGAAGAATAGATAATGGCATATAAAATTGTTGAAGTAGACACTGATTCAGACGATTCGAATATTGCAATAGGAGTAAAGTTTCCGTTTAACGCCCCCGGAGTGTTTGCAAAATCATTTACTACTTTTGATCAAGCTTCAACAAACATTAAAAGTTTATTATTAACAAGAAAAGGCGAACGATATGAACAACCTAATTTTGGAACTGAATTATTAAATTTAGTATTCGAGCCAAATATTTCAGAGTTAAAAGATTTTGTAGCTACAACTATTAATGATGCAATTAATTTTTGGTTACCATATATTACAATTACAGAATTAAATATTGTTACTGGTGATGATGATCCAAATATGGTACATAATCTTAAGATATCTATTAGTTTTACAGTAACTGGAACAGATTCTGAAGAAACAATAACAATATTTGCAGGGCAAGACGGAATACTTAAAATAGAATAGGATAAATTATGGAAGTATCAAAAGACGTATCATATTTAGGAAAAGACTTTGGTCAATTTCGTAAAAATTTAATAGATTTTACAAAACAATATTTTCCTAATGATTTTACTGACTTTAATGAGTCATCACCCGGCATGATGTTTATGGAAATGTCAGCATATGTTGGGGATGTTTTAAGTTATTATGCTGATAATAATCTTAAAGAATCATTATTAGAACAAGCATCAGAACGAAAAAATATATATGACCTAGCTAGGTCGTTAGGATATAAAAGTAAAAATGCAATTCCAGCTTATACTGATATTAATATATTTCAATTAGTACCAGCAACAGGAAGTGGCAATTTAAATGCACCGGATTTTAATTATTGTTTATCAATTAAACCAGGAATGCAAATAAAACAGAAAGATGGGGCTGCAGAATTTAGGACGTTAGATTCAGTAGATTTTTCTTTTAGTTCATCTTTTAATCCAACTGAAGTAACTGTATATGAAAGCGATGATGCAACAAAACAGCCAGTATATTATTTATTAAAGAAAAAAGCACAAGTTGTATCGGGAGAAGTTAAAGAAGCTACGTTTACATTTACTACACCTAAACAATATGATAAAGTAGTATTAGATGATACAAATATTATAGATATTTTATCATGTGAAGAATCAGATGGAGATAATTGGTATCATGTTGACTATTTAGCACAAGATACTATTTTTAATGAAGTTCCAAATTTATTAGAAAATGATCCAGATTTTGTTCAATATAGAAGTTCTAGTCCTAGTTTATTAAAACTACGAAAAACGTCAAAACGATTTATTACAAGATTACGAAGTGATAAAAAAATAGAACTTCAGTTTGGTGCAGGTATATCAGATAATAATGACGAAGAAATTATTCCAAATCCAGATAACGTTGGGAATGGGCTTGCTGGGTTTCGTAAGCCAATTGATGTTGATATAGATCCTTCGAATTTTTTATATACTAGAGCTTATGGAGCGGCTCCGTCTAACACAACGTTAACTGTTACATATACAGTAGGCGGTGGAGTAAAAGATAATGTACAATCTGCAGTTTTAACTAAGATTGACAAAATAGAAT